GTTGATTGACGCATATTGCTGCATGAGGGCTTTAGTACGGAGTGCAGTGTTGAAATCTTGACCAATGGCTTCAGGTTTCTCCAGAATAGCGGAGGCGGTGACGGCCCAAGTCTTCATTCGTGCGTGGAGGGGGTCATAGAGACTTGGGATCCAGGGCTGGGGGTTCGGGTTCTCAGGGGTCTTGGTCCACCAGGCATGGACGGAATTGATCGCTTCACGGAGGCCGGGACCAATGGCATCCCAGACGGTGGTGGCGTCAATTTTGCTTTGAGCAATAGCGCGGAGGATAGGATTGGGCCGAATGTCAGAGAATGAGGGGGCGGTCGCACCAAGGACGGTGCTAACCACTCCAAGACCGAGAGGAAGTATTGAAACGATAGAGCCAAGAAATTGGGGTTCGTGGACAGGGGAGTAGAGATAGGCTTTAACCTGGAAGTCTTGAGCTGGCGGCTTAGAAAGTTGAGACGCCGACAGCCGTAGAGCAGACGCAAATCGATCGATAAGATGAAAACGACCGATGAACGTAGTACACCAGGAAGCCAGGAGGAGAGGGTCAGAGAGGCCACGATAGCCAATATAGAGCTGGGCAAGGATCTCAAGGCCAACCTCCACCTCAGGGGGAAGAGTGCGATTTCGATACTCCGAAAGGAAGTTGCGAACACGCCAATGGATATACCAATTGTGAAGAGGATTCCAGAACCAGAAGGTGATGAAGCGACGAATGAAATAGCCTCGAATCCCTTGAGGGACATGTGTGCGTTTGGAGCCAGAATAGAGAAGGAGCAGGCGCCAAGCGCTGTAACTAGGGTTACTCATTGGAATCTCATACCAAGAGCAGGGAGGACGGTCAGGATTAGAATAATCGAGCATGAGAAGATTATTGCTGCCAAGGACAGTGCCACCTCGATCAAACATGAGCATGAGAGTTGGGAAGGCAAAGAAATACAAGGCGAGGCAAGAGAAATAGAAGTACAGGACGGCAATGGTGAAATGCCAGGTTGGGTAGAGAAGGGAGGTCCAGAAAGAGAGAGCAATGACAGGGGACCAATGTTGGGAGACAAATTGTAATGCGTACGTGGCTGGGGTCAACCACATATATGCAGGAGAAGTGTTGCAACGAATCTGGTGATACGAGAGAAAGTCAGTGCCATCATTAAGACGCACGTTGCCAGTGAGATCACCAGCAATTTGCGGAGACGTCTCCCACGTGTGGGGGAGGAGAGAGAGAATAGTGCGCATATAAGGAGGAAAATAGGAGAGCGCGATGTGAGAGAAGAAGAGGATGGACCAAAGGGACCGGATGTTCTGGAAGGCATGAAGGGAGCCAAGAAAAGAAAGAACAACGGCAATGAACACAGGAACATAAGTGTTCATAAACCCGAATCGCGCACGAGCAACAGGAACATGCCCGCGCGACGGGGGTTGGGGAGGGAGAAAGTCGAAGGTCTCGAGCACAGAATTGGGACGAGCAAAACGGACCAAGTGAAGGACAAGGCCAGAGAATTTGAAGGCGAGGAACGAGACAATAAGAACAGGGAACGAGTAGAGCTTCTGGATCTGCATGCAAAAGGAGAGTAGTAGGGACCAGAGGCGGTGGAAGAAGACGATGTAAAGGCGAAGGAGTCGCGGATGCGCCTCAAGGAAAGAATGGCGCGGTTGAAGGCGAGCAGGATCGAACCTGAGATCATCGTCATAGGGGTGACGGAAACGAGTGAGCTCGAGCTCAAGTCCAGAATGGTTGGAAACAGAGTGGGACTGATGAGCAAAGAGCGAAAGGAAGGTTTTGGCGGCAAGAGCCGCGTCAGAGGAAGTGGGGAGGGCTGGAACCTCCACATCACTAGGAGTGGGGAGGGCTTTAACCTCCACATCACTCGAAAGGGAACCACTGGCAGACAACATCTTAATCAGTGGGGCGACGACTTACGAGAAAAGCGCGTCGACCCCAAAGCTTCAGATGTTTATGGTACTGCCGGAGCAACCAAACGAGTCTTAGAACTCGTTGAACTCCTCAAGAACGGGGGAGGAGACCCACATCAGGCCAGATACGTTCTGGTATAGATGCTTAGAAACGTCAAACTTACGGACGGCCGGCTGTAAACAGGCAACTGCTCCACGCATGAACAAGAGCGTGGGTCCGATAGGTAACCAAACAAAGTGAAGAAGTGGTATTCTCAACCGGTCTTATGAATCCGGTGTGATAAAGGATGAAGGCAAATAAATGCCTCGGGCAACGGCCGTATGAGGTACCGAAGGGGGATCCCGGTAGTTTGTCTTTCGTGTCAGGTGGTTGCACACCCTACGACAAGCTTTAACTACATCACGCCAACTAACACAGGCAATGAGAATAGCACGAAATTGCAACAACAGTATCAAACGCTTTCGCCCCCGATGGGAGCTACTGACGAGAGACACTAAATGCGGCCACTTCGATACGATGAAGGGAATCTATTATAAGTCGGATATTTAGTTTTGATTTTAGAGAAGTTTTATATGGTTTATTATTGTAACGGTAAAATGGAAAAGTAATAGGTGGGGTTTATTAAGGAAGGTCAAAGGCAGTCAACACAAAGACTCAAAGAACACAACACCTCGGCCAGCCTAAGCGGCTGGACGATTAGTCATGACAAGAATCAGATAGTCAAAAGTTGAAACAGGGGGAC